TTACAAAGTTTTTTTATAAATAAAGTATTTCATTTTTTGATCAATTGACTGACCAGGTTCATGTACTTCTGCTTCAGCACATCTGTCAAATCCACGATGTTCATAAAATTGATATGAGCAATTAGTGTCAGTAAAAACATATATCCTCTTACCAGAATATTGTTCTGAAAGTGCAGTAAGCAATTTAGTTCCAACTCCCTGACCCTTTGTATCTGGATCAACCGCAAACAGCATTAACTCGCCATCAAAATTCATCTTGGATTTTAGTTCCTTCAGCATGAATCCATTAACCTGATCATAAACACCTGAGTCAGAATCAAAACCAACATTCATTATCGATTCCACAACTTTTGAATAACTTCGATTTAGAAGTCCCTGATCGATCAAGACCTCATTATTGAATCCAGCAAAAACTGCACCACAAAAGTTATCACCCTCATCATACGCACCTAAAGCTATCGTAGCCTTGCTATATTCATCTCGCACAACATATTCAGCGTATATTCTATTTTGAATTTTTGAACTTGAATATCGATCAAAATTCATTCCGACTAATGAGAATTGAGCTAACTTAGATAAATCTTTTTTATTAAAATTCTTAATTTTTATAATTGGTCTATCTCCAAACATTATGACTTATACTAAATAATCATATACATTTCGTAAATAAAAGTCCAAAAAAAGAACACCCAAAGGTGTTCTATTCAAAGGAGAGTACAGGATTTTAAAAAGCCTATATATCAATCCCCATTTGAAATATGCGCAAAATATGCGCAAAGTCTTACTTTTTATTATGTTTTTCTACCCATTATATGGTGAAAACATTTAGAATTGATAGTCTTTCAACAGCTCAAATTATATCACAGCTATATCTTTAAAATTAAGTTTTTTAAATAGCACAAAAAAGCCCACCACCTAAATTAATAGATGATGGGCTTTTTCGACACTATCAAAGTTAATTAAAAACCAAGGTAATTTACAATATTGTCGACATCAACGAACGACCTCAATATAGCGCATATTATTATATTTGTCTAATCTTTACTATTCAAATTTTGATCCCGATGTGTATTCAAATGGAATGTATTCATCAGTTGCAATTTTAGCCATCGGAATACCATTGATAACTTTGAATCCAGCGGTTTTAAAGGATTTACCAGTGCTGACAGACGCATTCTGCACCCTGTTTCCTTTTGAATCAAAGACAGGTGCCGGTGAATCGTCCGTATATTTAACGATAATAAAATCTTTAAACTCTGTTTTTGATAGTGGCACAAAAATATCGGTAGCAATTTGGTAATGTGGTTCACTATTGATCATAACAATATCTGAACTTTTCCAAGTTGATCCTGCATCATACATTTCAGGTCGTTCAATTCCTAGCCTATCTACTGGATGAGTTTGTTCCGTTAGCTTGATGACATTTTCTACTTTAGGCTTTTCGGGTTCAGCTTTAGGTTGTGTGGCTGCTTCAGTTTTGGCTGATTTCTTATCAAAAATGCCCCAATCATATGACATGTCCTGCGAACCACCGCCCCAGGTAGATGTGTATTGCCAAGCAACTATATTGCCTCTTGCTCCACAATCACTTGATCCGTAACTAGCTACCCAAGTCGGGTGCTTATTAGCATTTAAGATACCTTGATTGAACCAACTGGCCATACTGTATTGAAATACATTCGTATAGCCTTGTGTTTCAAGGTAGTTAATGAAGGTATCGACATAGCTCGCTACGTTTGAAGTATTTAATGTGGAATCCTCAACATCAACACATAGTGGTGTATCTTTTCCAAAGCCAAGATTAACAACCGATTGCTCGAAGAATTTTGCTTCATTGATCGAATCAGCAACACTTGAAGCTAGAAAATAATGATAGAAACCAACATTCATTCCAGCTGCTAAAGCATTTTTTGTTTGATTTAAAGACTTAGGATTAATATAGTTATCTCCATCAGCACTACCTTGGGTAGTTTTAATTAGAACGCTAGCTACACCTGCATTGACTAAACCTTGAAAGAAGCCTAAATCATCACGTTGAAAGCTAGACACATCTGCAAAATATTTAGTCATATTAGTTTCTCCTTAAATTAGCGGGATTTTGATATGTTGGCGTTTTAACTTCGGTCAAATCAGATTGAACGGTATTAGAATCGCTAGGTTTACCTTTTGATGTGTCATATACCAGCCCGAGTGATCCTGCAATCGTTAACACTGTATTGACAATTCCCATAGCTTGATTTAATTCTTCTCCTGTAATTTCCCAGCCAAATAGATGTCCAACTTGTTGTGCTAATACTCCTACAAGTGACAAGGTGGAGACCCACCAAACTGCCGAATGTGTATCTAAAGTTAATTTATTTTTCATTTATTATCTACCTACCTTATCTTCTACTCTTATCAGTCTTTTCTCATGGTCTGTAACCATTTCAGAAAGCACATGATTATCACTCCTTGTTTCTTCCTTAAATGATTTAAATTCATTAGATAAATCTTTGATGTCGTATCTTAATGGTTTAATAATCACAATATTTACAAACCAGGTTAAAACTCCAATAAATATGGAAAAAAGTGAAAATAGCGATAACCATTCTTCTAAGGAATATCCCATTATTACGTGTGGTGGCATCTAGTCATCTCCTTTCTTTACAACAAAAAAAGGAACTAGCCTTAGCTAATTCCTGTGATTTTTAATTTTACTGTTTTGCCAGTGTCATCTGTTGCTGTGATGGTTTTCCCACTCATATCAGACACAGTCACTATATCTTCTGGAGCTGGTGTCCAATCAGTGGCTACGCTACCTTTTTCTAACTTAAACCCATAGACATAAGCTTCTACTGTATTTTGATCGGTTGCTGAAGGTGAGTAGTCTTGCCTAAGCGTAAAAGTCTTATTTCCTGATACATTAGGAATAGTAATGAAAGTTATGGTATATAGTTTATAATCACTTGTAAGAGTTATATTAGTATGAGTATCGTGACCTCCACTATTTGATACATTTGGGAAACAATAGAAAATCATCGTCCCTGTACCCTTAGCATAGAAACTAGCTGTATATGTTGTAGAAGACTGTAACCACCCGTCATTAAGTTGTTGTATGACAATGCCACTAAGAGATGATGAAGTTAGCGTGGCCATAGGATAATGCAATACGGCCGGCTTTTGACTAGCATCTACAGTAACCTCCTGCCCTAAAGTCCAATTATCATTAAAGTCACCTGTATTCATTAACATATTAACACCAACGGCACTGTTATTAACTTGAGTTTGCAAGCTCTGAAATGCAGGTGCATTAATTAACCCAGTGTTATCAACAGTTCCTGTATCACCTTTATCACCTTTAGGGCCTTGGGGACCGGTTGGACCAGTTTCACCTGTATCACCCTTGTCACCTTTAAGACCTTGGGGGCCAATTGGACCGGTTTCACCTATATCACCCTTGTCACCTTTAGGACCTTGGGGACCAGTTTTAGCAACTGTTAAAGCATCTATTTGGGCCTTTAAATTTGCAATTGATTGAGATACTTGGGCTTGCTGATCGGCTGTGAAACTAGCATTGGCCGCAATAATTTGTTTTTGAACACCATCTAAAAATGAATTAACGGGAGCAATTTGTGCCTTGATAGCCGTAATCGTAGCATTCAATTCATCACTATTATTTTCCAAATCTAATTTTTTAGCAGCTAAATCAGCGGCAATGCTTTCGACATTTTCTTCAGCAGCATCTATGATTGGTTGATATTGAGCCTTAGCATCGCTCAAAGTCTTATCCATAAGCAGCTTGAATTCATCTGGAATGCTCAATGCAGCAATTTGGGACTTCATTTGTTGGATTCTACCGAGCCAGTCATTTTCGGTATCAGTTAAGAACTTATTGATATTTTCGAGGCCCGGAATGTAGCTGACTGAAGTATCATCAAGCTGCGTACTTGGAATGATTGAGATATCAAATCCACATGTGGTTACCTCGTTATTTATCACAAAATAAGCGTCCTGAATCTTACCAACAGACTCAGTTAAATGCTCACTTACAGGATAATCGATCACGCTACCATTAACATTTGCTGGATCATTAGAAACAATTGTCCCATCAGGCTTTTTGGCTACAAAGGTAGCAAAATTAATCTGTAAGGTTTCGTCTCCCCCATTTAAGATAGTTGCTTCAATAGTCACATCACTTTCACCTTGACGCAGAATAATTGGCTCATTATTGACCACAGCATCTTTACGAATATCAAGGCTAATTTTGGCTATTCTTATCATCTACTTCGCCTCCGCTAACATTGCCTGATGCGTCATAATCTTCACCTGTAATATCTTTATAATCATCTTTTGAGATGACCATAGGCACATAGCCAACGATGTCAGTGGTCTTGAGCGTTCCCCAACCAAATTCCATCTTTAATAGTTCTATCATAATAATTCCTCCTTAAAATTATTCCGACCACCACCACTACCAGTAAGGGAGCATGCTTTTATTGACTACTTAGCTGCGATAGTTGCACCATCGTTTGTAGCTGTGGATGTCACATCTGCTGGTGCTTCAGGAGCTGGTGTAAGAACCGTCCAGCCTTTTGCATCAACTTTTTCTGATTCGAGACCTGTAACAGAATCCTTAAAAGTGATTTTATAATCGCCATCAGCAACTACTGTACCTGCTGCTAGTCCTGCAACAGCAACGCTAGCTACACCGACTTCACTTTCGCCAATTTTGTTTCCTGCCTTGTCATAAACTACTTCGATATCTTTTGAACGATCTGCCATAATCAAATACTTCCTTTTTTTATTTTTATTGTGCTGAAATTACTGCTCCGTCTACTGTTGCTACAGATTTAACTTCTGACGGTGTAGTTGGAGTTGGATTAACTCCATTTGCTTTATCCAACTTGGTAGTTAAATCTGCTACTTGCTTTGTCAATGCTGTGATTGCCATTTGCGCTGCCAACTTATCTTGGATAGCTTGCTTAGTCATAACAGTAACAGCTTGCTGGAATTGCTGATTCATCAGTTGACCTTTTAATTGACCTTTAGTTAAATTGGTTAGTGACTCTTTAGTTTCTTCATCTGGTGTCATGCCTGTTGAAATATGGACTAATTTATTATCGGATTCCCGAACCGTCCATGAATACATGTTATCGATATAAAAGGCTGGGTTACTATCCACTAGTGTCCAGCCTTCAATTTTAGATTGTTTTTCTGCTCCTGATTCTGGGGAACCGTAAATTCCTGTAATGTTTCTATCATCATCTAATTGAACTGCTATTTTCATTATTTACCTCCTATTTTCTATAAGGTGTAATACTTTGAATGTCTAAAAAGGCATTATGATAGTTACTGCTAAAATTAATTTGAAAAACAAATTGAACAGTAATTTTATTTTTTTCTATTAAAACATATGCTTGGCTTGGAACATGCAATGCAGCAGTACCATCAGATTTCCAAGTTCCAGAAACATAGCTTTCTACTGGAACTGTTTTATTATCCGTAATAGTGTTATGAGACTGAAATGGAATTTTGTTTCCAACGATTAGTTTTTCTTTAGGAATAACATAATTTGCTAAAATTCCAATATCATCATTAGAAATTCTATATCCATGTTCTTGATTGTCATACAAAGTATATGCATACTTTGTTAAATTGATTAAAAGGCCATCGGAGACATTCTCATAATAATCAGAGGTACCATCTAAAGTAAGAATATTGGCTTTATCTGTTCGTGTACTTCCTGAAAATAATTTAATAGACTCTGGAAATTGTGCCACGGCCTTTTGAGTTGAAAATGTGGCAATAACATCAACTATTACATCATAATTGGCTCCAGTTGCTCCTGCTGTATTTCCGTCATTATCGTATCCAGTAACACTAGAATATGTCATGGTTCCATCACCATTAAACTTAACATGCAAGTGTGGAGCTAAGAAGTTCTTACCACTTAGATTCTCACCAATTCCGTTAATTGGAATATCTAACTCATTAGTTGTAGCTAAATCAGTTGATTTAATATATACCGGATAGACTGATGTAGTAGTAAAATATCCTTCTTTAGCAACATTATTAGTATCATAATTCAATTCAATATCGGTTACAGCGCCCTTAGCGCCTTTTGCCATTGAAGTTCTTTGAAGGTGAATAAGGAACGTAGCACCATCGCCAGCCATATTGAACTTTGTACCAACATCACGTAGTAAAATAACAGTTTGAGAGCCTGTTTGTTCTGCTACACTTTCGTCTCGTTGATATAGCAAATATCTTTCAGTAATCTCACCATCAGCAAGTGAACCAGCATAGTAATCAGCACCAGCGGCTGGGTGATTTTGATCTGTATTTCCACCAGTGCTGCCACCTGTACCATTTGTGCTAGTTAAAAAATTAGTAAAATCCATATAGTTCGAGTCACCCGCGGGTTTAATAATTTGAATATTTCCTTTAGCATCCTTATATGTTGCCCCTTGAGCTGCCTTTGAGGCAATCCGAGCAACTTTTGTTAAAGCATTATCTGCCATTTAATTTACCTCCTGTTTATTGTCCGCTTGTAATGCATTCGTCAAAGTAGTTATTTTGTCTGATATAGTAGCATCTTCAATTTTGTCATTTGTATCCAAAGTATCGATTTGAGATTGAATAACAGATTTGGCACTATCAGCGGTTAAAAATGATAATGAAGCATCTAAATAATTATCCGTCTTGTCAAAAGGTACTTTGACATATGTTCCTGTAGAATTTTTATATTTAATACCAATTGGCGTTAATGTTTGAAGTTTAGCAACTCTAGTTAAATCGCTCATTATTCTCCATTACTCCCTTCCAAGGAACCTGTTAGCAGGTCGATTTTTGATGATACAGCCGAATCTAAAATGGAATCATTTACATTTACATCAATTTGACCGTTATTGATTCCCATCTGAACGTCAACGTATAAATCAGCTTTTGTTACAAGTCCATCATCAGCAATCTGTTTCTCCAAAGCATTCATTTTAGTCTGCGAATCAGTTAACCCAGTATTTAGTTCATCTAGCTTAGCTTTAGAAACACTAATAAAACTATCTACCTTGTCATTACCATTTTTTAAATCAGTATCAAGCTGATCTAATGCTTCTTTCATCTTTTGACGAATTTGTGCTAGATTATCGGCAATAATAGCAGCATATGAATTCAACAAATAACTTAATTGATGATCAGCTGATGTCTGCATTTCTTTGATATGGAAAAGCGCCCGTTGATACTCAGATACATAAAAGGCCATTGCTCGTGGATATGCTATATCATTAGCAATCACATTAACTGAAAAGTCCAGTGTGGTATAAATCTTAGTTCTATCCATAGATTCAATGACAAAATGTGCATTCTTGAAGTAACCAGGACTTTGAGCAACTTCTGATTGTGGAGACCAGGTGATTCTACCAGTATTCGCTTGTACTCGATTAAATCCTTCATCGTCGTAGATTTCGGCCCCAGAAGAATCATTTCCCTCAAATCTAATTAATACATTGGACATATCTACGGGACCATCTTTAGTTAGGAAAAGAATTGGTGATTTGAACATCCCCGACTGTCCTTGGCGGATATTGATTTCTTGAAAAATTCTCTTGTTGGTTAAAGTATCAATAACACCTTGTGGCAAATTATGGATATGCTCATCATCCGTATCCTCATGTGGGAGATAGAATGTTTTCGAACCATCAAGATAAAAAATCATTGGTTGTTCAAGTGGAATATCTGTCTTGAACGTTCTGTAATCGGAGCCAACTGGTACATGTAACTCAGGAATATTGGGTTCTTGATTAGTATTAGCCGCTGATTGATCTGTATTAACTTCTGTCATTTATTTATTCTCCTTTCTCGTCAATGTCATTAAGTGCCTCAACCTTGTCCTCAATATTTTGATCATGAATTGTATCATTGATGTCGATGTCTTTTTCACCTGTAAATCCCGGTGGGAAGACACTATTAGGCTGTGGTTTATAGTTAACTGCATTCGATAGATTATCTATTTGTTTCTGTAGGTTATTAATTTTTTCGTCAACATCGCTCTTAGTATAATAACGTTCATCAATTATCTGGGAGATTGATGTGGACAATTCTGCCAGTTGATCATCAGTTAATTGCTTAAAGAAATCAATGATTGCAGTTTCATTTTGCCCTTGTATAGCCTGATTCTTTAACAAAATGTTTATTACCGTTTCAATAGTATTAATGTTGTAATCACTTGCGTGAAACATACTTGGACCAATCAGCTCTTGAGTTAACGGATCTAGTCTAATTTGATTGCCATCAACTCCTTCGATATCTTGAAGTTCGGGTATTTGTAAAAGCTGTTTTAAATCTACTAATTTATAACGCTTAAAAATAGTATTTCCATTGGAATCATTGCCAACAACTTCATACACTTGATTATTTTCTTGATCAATATATGTAGATCCGGTATCTTTAGTCGGATCTATTTGGTTATCCGACAATTTTCCATATTCCATTAACTGCATATTTTGGTTAATATCAGGAGAATAGAATTTTTGTGTACCATCATATCCTTGCATTACTTTTTCTCCTTATCGTTATTTTGTGACGCTTGTAAACCAGTAATTTTTGACGATAACCGGTTTACTTTTTTATTTAATAAGTCATTATTTCGCTTCAGTAACTTTATATTATCTGATGTTTCGAAGTTGATATTCTTTTTTGATAGTTTTGAATTATCAAGGCTTATTGTCATAGGTGTATCTTTCATCAATGGATTGCCACTGATACCGTTTAAAGTAATCATGGTCTTAATTCCAAGTGGCCCGGCATCTAAGTAACTTGTGTCACCAATATTCATGGAATCATCTTGATAACTCAAGTTAACCGTTAACTCAACTACTGGCTCAGTTTGTAGAACAGAATCAGCATACTGCTTCATCTGTTCAGGAGTTTTGATTTGGTCGTTAGTAATATCATCACCAATTTTCAAACCGTATTCAGAGCGTGACTGTGCATTGTAATAAAAAAACGGCTTAAACACATAATCTGTGTCATCTGCCGTTGTTCCATCCTCTTGGCCTTGTGTGTCACTAGGTTCTACATCATATTGACCACTAAAATCAAAATTGCTTTGATCTACCCATTCATTAACACCAACACGATAGTAAGACTTTCCATTTGCTCCATCAGACACCGAGCCATTAATTTGCCAAGCCGTACCATTCGGCAACACATCATTTAAAATAGTTTGAGGCGTCCAAGGTGAATCATATATCTTAGCTCCAGCTGAGGCATTAGTAACATCTGTTGGTGAAACATCGGTAGCGCCACTAAAGTCTAGTGCGGATTGATCAATCCAGCCTAAATCAATTTGGTACCATGATTTGGATTGAGCACCATCAGAAACTGAGGCTTTGACTTTGTATTGAGTACCAGCTGTCAATTGGCTGCCGGTCTTAACTTGTGGCGTAAATGGTGAATCATAGATATCAGCCATGGCTGCATCTTTATTATCTTTGGAACTATCATCACTGCTGCTATCTTTATTATCAGCTTTAAAAGTACCTTGACCACTAACTACTGTAATCACATGATTTTCTGGTTTAACATCACCGTCTTTATCAAAGGTGACATACTTTTCAGCAACCCATTGATCTGTGGCAACTAAATAGTAAGTTACATCGTTAACCGTCTTCTTATTCGTAGTTAGGTATGTGTTTCCATTTGGTAAATGACCAACAACCGTAGTCATATCAGCTCCTACCACCGGTGCTCCGCCATCTTCCATAGTTGAAACCGTCAAAGTGGCATTACCAATTGATGAACTGGCTCCATTGTCCTTGTCAGAACCATCAGAACTAGAATCCCCATCAATTTTAATATGTCCTTTACCCCAAACTAGATCAATTACATGGTTCTCCGGCTTTACATCTCCGGGTCTATCAAACGGTAGGTACTCAGAGCTAACCCAGCCGTTGGTTTCGACCTCATACCAAGTAGTTCCATCTATTGAAACTTGTTGGCCAATTTTCCAAACTGACCCATCAGGTAGAACTTGACCAGTTTTAATTTTCTTAGTTGGAGAACTATAAACCGGTGCGCCATTCATAGAGACAATAGTACCTCTAGTTTTTGGTCCTGTTGGGCTAGCCGTCATTGAGATACCAGCGGAATCAACGATAGCAACAGCACCATCAGTTTGGCTATGTTCATTATCCTTAGAAGCTCCATACAGCATAGCCCCATTTTTTAATGATGTCATATCAATAGATAGCTCAATATCGTTAGTATTGTGCGACCATCTAAACGACTTATTTGTTTGACGCTTATATGAATCTGAATCATAGATTTTAACTACATTATTATCAGGAATCCATTTTGCTCCAAAGCTGTCAACGGCTTTTTGTATAGCATCTAAACCTGAACAATTTCCCCAATCAGTTATATCAACCGTGGGAAAATTACCAATTAGTTGGTAGCTATAGCCCTCTGAATTATAGTCAGAATCAAATACAAATTTTAATGCTTGATCAAGCGTGTAGGATTGACTACCAGAGTTAACTTTGAACTGTTTAAAATCTTGCATTCCAAAAATAATATGTGTTGCTGTCACATCTTTAGTAACAAAACCATCTACTATCTTGCCAACAACTTGCATAATTACATATTGTTGACCGTCAAAAACAACAATCGAATTTTTTTGGATTAAATCAAAAGAAATCTTATCATAATCATTCTGAAACGCTGTGAATGTTAATGAAAAGGTTTCTGAAATTTGCTTGTCGATATTAAATGTTCCAATATCTAAGCAGGTCAGCCACTCTTCATTCTGGCCGTCAGCTGATCTGATAAATAGCTTATGTCCTTTATAATCCATAATTAGAAATAAATGAAATAAAATTCAAAGGAAACATCTGAATTTGATAGACCAGAAATCTCAAAATCATTGTTTCCTTTTGCTAGTGTAATTGTTCCGTGATCACTATTGATTCCATCCGGATTACCATTGATATATGGATCAACACCGTCCAATATCAGTTCATCAGTCGGTATTAAAACACGATTATAGGTAAATGATTCGCCAGTAGTCTTATTAATTAGGGTTGGCGAGCCAGAGCCTATGATGTGAATTTTTAAGACATGATGTTGTACCAAGGGATCAATAGCAACAGAACTAGGATTATAAATAGAAAACTCCTCTTCTTTGGATTCATAAGAAATATCTTTATTAGGTATTCCCATTCCATAAGAAAAGAAGTTTTTTTCTTTATCAAAGATTTCTAACGACGTGCCTACACTCTCACGCATACCTGTATAGTTGTTGAACGTGATGACAAAAGTACCTTGTTTCTCATTGAAATAGGTTGGTGCAATAGGTTTAGTAACCACACGATATTTAAATGTTGGTTCATCACCAAAAACAATCCAGAATCCATTTCTACTCATGAAGAAGTTCTGTAATTCAGCAAGTAGCATAGAAAACTCTGGTTTATTATCTCCGTCAATCATCCATATTGTTGTGATATCACGTGAATCGAATGATCCAGAAGTTCTATTTTGACCGTCACGTGTATTCATCTTTTGCCAGTTATCTACCGGATTGGTGATAGCTGGGTCCCAATCATACATGTGAACGCCAAACAAATTTTCATCATCATAATATGATTCCCAATTAACCCCATCAAAACTTATTGCTACCTCAATTGGATCTAGTGGCAGTCTTGAAGGATTGTCATGGCCGTTCGAAAATCTATAAGCATGAGGTTTAGGATTGGTCATTTCATCTTTAAATACCTGATTTGTCATTATTGTCTATCACCTCGCTGGTATGCATAGATATCTGTATTACGTCTGTTTTGCTGATTTAAATTGCTGCTGGTTCTAGCAATGTTAATTTCAGGAGCAAAGTTCTTACCTTCGATAGAGCCTAACAGATTAATGACAATATCTAGTTTTTGACCAAGGTCAGCGCTGATATTGCTTGTTAAATTTGAAGCTCTAAGTTCTGGGTGATAATCTGCCATCTTAGCCATCAAGTTAGACATGAGCGGTATAGCTGATGGACGTGCTGGATTGATAACCATTTCAGGTTGTCCAGGAACTTCGCCAGCAATACTCAACCCATTTGTCCAACCGCCATTAGCCAAAAAGTTAATTTGTTCGCCAGTACCGATACGATCCCAAGCACCTGAATGCATATAGGCATTGGCAGTAGCCATAATCTGATCTTCACCACTCAAAATATTGGTGTGACCGGGCACGGCGTATGCCATAAATGTTTGTGGAATAAATTGAAGTAATCCCATAGCAGGATTACCAGCAAGTGAATTTTTATCTGAAACGGTTTGTCTGATAGCTGGGTTACCACCAGATTCACGAGCAATTTCACGAACGAAAGCAGCAGCTTCCCAATCAATGCCTTTAGGTGGATTAGCACCCATTTGTTCCAATATTTTCTTAACAATTGGTAGCCAAGCTTGTGCAGCCTTAGGCTCTCCAGCAACGGATTGAGCTTCTAGCTCTTTATCCTTTAGCTTACCTAAAACATTTTTAAACCAATCTATTGATTGTTTAACAACGTAATGACCGGCTGGAGGAGCGAACACATTACCGAATTTAGTTGACTGAGTAATTTTAGACGTGGCTTTATCCCAAACAGATGTTAGATTTCCTAACGGATCTTTTAAGAAAGAAGTAATACCTTCAAGCTTATCCTTGACCCATTTGCCCATGTCACTTAGTTCACCCTTAATCCAACCACCAACACCATTTGCATAATGTGGAACTGAACTAGGTGCGAATCTTCTGGCTGTTTCAGCAGCAGGCACAACAGTAGCACCCGGCTTTAGATCAACCATGACATTGCGCATTTTAGGAATGATTCTCCAAGGCTCACCAGGGTTCTTAAATGCTTCCTCAAATACTGAACCTTTTTGATCATTAATTAATGCTGGACCACCGGGGTGGTAACCAACACCACTGGCATACTTGATAGGTGCAATTGATTGAGCTTTTCCACCAAAGAAATGGATAACGGTATTGATTCCGCCAATACCACCGTTAATCGCACCAACAACACCCTTCATGGCATCGTGAGCTAGATCTTTAAATGTTCCAAAAATATCCTTAAATAATTTCTGAACACCTTTCCAAAAGCTTTCCCAACCTGATTTAAAGCTAGATTTAAAACCACTCCACCAAGTATTTATACCTGTAGTAAAGTCATCATAGGCCGTATGCATTCCTTTCCATCTGTCGTGCATATCGGTCTTTCTGTCTTTCCAGCCTTGATTCCAGTCTTTACCAAACGAAGTTGAAAATCCAGACCACCATTTACCTATTCCGGTGGTGAAATCATCGTAAGCGCTGTGCATGTTTTTCCAATTGTCATGCATATCAGTCTTTCTATCTTTCCAAGATTTGTCCCACTTCTTGCCAAAATCCTTAGAAAATCCAGACCACCATTTACTAATATTTTTATCCCAGCTAGTTGTAGTTTTCTGAGTGTCTTTCCAAAAGCTATCCCATGACTTACCGAATTTTGATTTTTTAAGCGATTTAGACATATCGTCCAATGAATTACTGAATTTCTTAGCAAATCCTTTCTTGCCGCTAAATACGTTTCCAAGTTCATCAGACCATTTTTTCATGGCCTTCTTTGTCCCTTTATCCTTCTTGAACCATTTAGATACGCCCTCAAAGGTTCCGGTAATATTAGCTAATAAGCCTTTTTTACCCTTAGTTGAATTTTTAACCGAGCTCTCAAGACCTGTCATCCATTTGTCAAAACCTTTTTTGGTTGACTTATCCTTTAATAACCAATCACCGACGCCTTTAAAGATACCTGTTAGATTATTTCCAAGACCCTTTTTACCTTTTGTAGATGTTTTGACTGATGCTTCTAGTCCTGTCATCCACTTAGTAACGTTTTTGCCGGTCTTAGTATCCTTCAAGAACCAAGCCGTTGCGCCAGCGAAAGGATTAACTAACGAGGCAGTAATTTCGGTCTTATGTTTCTTTACCCAATCAGTTGCAGTATTAAATCCAGACTGAATGTTTTTGCCAATCTTTCCGGTTTCTTTGCCAATTGCTTGCTCCCAGCCAAGTTTACCAGTGAAAAGCTTCTTAGCTCCATCAATTCCTGTTTTGACGCCTTTCACGATATTACCACCGAGCTTATTCATAGCATCTCTAAATGGCTTGATATGTTTATATGCTTCATAGAAAGCAACACCTAACGCAACCACGGCAAGTGCTATATCAACATAAGGGTTCATTAAGGCCGTCTTACCTAAAGTCATCATGGTAGTACCAAAGGTCTTTAACGCACCAATTGTTTTAACTCCAAATGCTACAGCTAAATTCTTACCGGATAAAGCCAAATCTTTAACTGTTCCAATAAATGCTTTAATTTTAGTCTTGGAATCATTAATACCCGTAACGCCAAACCTAAATACCTTCTTTTGGTTATCTCCATCGCCAATGATTTTAGTTAAAAGACCGCCTTTTGTTCTATCTGCAAGACCTGCAACTCTTAGCAATGGTTCAAATGCTGATTCAGACATTTTGAATGCTTTGAATCCAACAAATGCAGTGGCAAGTGTCTTGATTGCTGTTTTATGTTTGGCTACGCCATCAAGCAATTTAGCAAGTGTTTTTAATGGATCTGCATCATCTTTTGAGTTTTTACCAATTAATCCGAATGCCTTACCTAAATCGTTAAACATCGTAACCGTCGTATCCCAAACACCTTTGACAAAAATTCCTACTATGGTACCTAAATCTTTAGTGATATCGGAGATTGTTCCTCTGTTTTGAGAAAGGTATTTGATAATGACAGCCACATGTTGAGACAGCTTAGCCAATCCTTTTCCGGCGTCGGTTAGTAATCCTTGAAAGGCCTTTGAATTTAACTCATCAGCTATATCAGATAGACCGGTAGTCTTTTCATCAACCAATGGTTTCATTAATGTCCCTTGTGCAGATATCCAACCAGATTTAATACGTGCAATTGCTCCTTCGCCAGTCTTGCCGAACTTATCAAAAGTATCTGATGAATGTGCGGCAACTTGAGTCATAGCATCTTCAAATTTTTGCGATGTAATATCACCATTTGAAATAGCTTTAGTCAATTGATCTTGGGTCATGTTCAAAGCTTTTGCTAATTCACGTGGCAATGCCGGCACTGCTTTAGACATTCGTGTATAAGCCATAGTTGAAAGCTTACCTGATGATTCAACTTTTGCATAAGAAGAAGCCAAACCATTTGCAGCATCTTCACCTTTACCAGATTCAATTGCCAATGCTGAAAAGGCTCTAGTCAGGTTTTGAGTGGTAGTAAAACTACCAGAAAATCCATAAATTTTCTTTTGCAAGTCATTGATTGCACCAGCAGAAAAACCAGTGGCACTTCTTAATTCGGCCATAGAGCCAACCATAGCTTTAGTTTGACCAGCGTTAAGCCCCATGCCTTCCCAGACACGATTAATTTGTTCGCCAGCTTCTACTACCTGTATACCACTTTTAGCAGCAGAAATAAGACCACCGGACATTGCTTGCAAGCCGTTCAAGACAGCACCACCAATTAATGAACCACCGATAATTGATTTAAATCGACTAGTTTTTTCCTTAGCAGCATCCATCCGATCACTAAATCGTTCAAGACTTGTATTAGCACTAGAGGTATCTGCCGTAACTTTTGTATTGATGTGATTTGGAATATCCTTGGTTACATGAATAAAATCTTCAACTGCGTGAGTATTAGCTACCGCATCTAACTTAGTCCTAGCTTCTTTAGGAACTTTTTTGAACATATCATCAAAGTTCTTAAATCCCTCTTGCTTAGCAATGGCCTTTAATTGGGCTTGCTGACTTTTAGGGAGTTTCCCTAAATCAGACTTGAATACTTCAAATCCACCATTTTCAACGTTTGCCTTTAACTTTGTATATTGATCCTTAGGCAATGCTTTCATATAGCTGTCAAACGTATCAAAGCCGTTCTTTTCAGCCATAGCATTCAACTTAGTTTGAACATCTTTAGGCAAGCCCTGAAGTTTTTGGCTAAATGTAACGATTTTCTGCTCATCAGCAGTAACATCAAGTTTTACGTTCTTATCCTTGATGTTATCCATTGCTTGTTTAACTCTCTGAGCAGTCGGAGTTAACTGATCTTTACCAAGAAAATTAATAACTTTATTTACTACGATATCTGACATCTATTCTCGCCCCCTTTCCATGACCAGATCATGAAACGCTTTTGCACTGATTTGTTTTCTTTGAATGTTGTCCGACTCCTTGCCAAAATTGGTAGCAAAATCTTTAACCTCAAAAAGTGAAGATTCAATTGATCGATTTTGTGTTTCAATATCTTCAATCAGGCCTACTGGTCTTACCATCGAGGATTTAAGACGTTCATTCTCAAGATCGTCATATTGAGCAAGCAACGCTCCACGACACAAATCATTAAATTCAAAGGGAGTTAACTTCCAAAAATCATCAATATTAGTAATACCGATAATTCTTCTAGCTCTACTTATCTGTTCATCCAAATCAAACTGATTTACTTGCTCGCTTCTTCGATTCTCTCGTTTGCTTCCTTCATGTTTTCTTCGAGTTGATCGATTTGAATTTGAGTCATTTCTTTTTCTTCGGCTTTTACCGATTTCAATTCCAAACTCTTCTTCATACCTTTGATCAAACGATCTCCGTATCTCATCCACTCGCTTATTTTCGCTTTTAAAAAACCTGCGTTAATTAGTCCCTTAATAATTTCATTAGTAACTTCGTGGATATCGTCAAATCGACCATCTTTACTTAATTGATCAACCAACTCATCTTCTTTAAGCAAATTTCCAGCCACAGCTTTAAAGAAAGTAATCACTGAATCTACATTGTCAGCAAATAAACCATCTAAAAATGAATTAAATTTGTCAGTACGTTTATCCTTGTCTTCACCAGCAATATTTTTGTATAAAAGATAATTAAAAGTAGGTGTGATCATTCCTTTTTTTGTCTCTAAAGTTAGCATTTCAATTTCTCCTAATAATTTGATTCCGTCCACCACCGCTCAAGTATGTGAGTATGCACTTGATTAGATACTAAGCAGTCGGCTTAGTATTCGAAGACACTGGTGATCCTGTACCTGATCCTGTGCTTGATCCTGTACCTGTGCTTGATCCTGTACTTGAACTTGCTGGATTAGATGTATTAGCTGGTTTAGAAGCTCCGGGGCCCATGACATCTTCACCAGTTGTTGTATCTTGAACTGTAATGGTTTCATCATCGGCAGTATTATCAACCACATCCCCGTTTTCTGTACCAATGTCACTTGGATGTGCCCAGTTGTAATACTTATCTAAATCATCAAGTACACCATCATCAAGGTCAGATTCGTCCAATTCAAAAGCATTCTCATCAGAATTAATTGCCCGTTCAACGCCGTTGACTTCAAATTGAAGATTGGATGTAACGATTCCACCAAGCGCTTCGGTATTTGGCAAGTTAGGAACATAAGATTGAGAAAATTGTGCTTGAACTTTACGATTTGGCTTTGTTCCATGAAGCGTATTTAGGTCAACACGCCATAAGCCAATTAATTCGCCTTTTTCCCATGCTGCATATAGATCCCAATAGAGATCTTTTCCATTGTTGTTAGGATCATCAAAGATAACATCGACTGTTCTTTGTTGATTAATTGCACCAACGCCCTTAGCAGTTCCACGCTTAGTGGTAGTTGATTGAATTGCTCTTGTGTTAGTACCTGATGTAGCACCTTGTTGACCTAAAATGTGTGCCTTATTAGTTACTGGTTCATGCATAAAACGCTTATACAAATAGATGATTTTATTTGCGTCACGACCTTTAAAGTCTTTTTTGAGTTTGTTTCCTGTTTGTGTATTGTCAGCCATTTTATTTCCTTCTTTCAAATTCTTTGGTAAAAAAATAAACATTCACTTTTGAAATGAATGTCTAAATAAATGATTTTTCTGTTATGTTGTAATCCATCGTGATTGTTACGTGTCTCAAACTCTGATCAGTTGAATTGTCAATAACCTCAACTTGATTGAAAGCAACAGATGAGCAATTATAACTTGATAATCTCAAATATTTCAGATACTCACGTATGCTGAAACACGTGTCCATCATCAAGCCATGGTCATTATCAACCGTGTCAAAGTAATCAACATATAAAGTATAACTTGAACGTTGTTCATTCTTAGCACGTTGTGAATCACCGGTTGAACCTGTTGAAATAATAATTTGAGGATAGCCGTTGCTATCACTCTCACTAGAATCAAATATTGGTATGTCGGTAGTAATGACATTCAATACTTTTATAGCACTAGTAACTAAGTCACGTTGTGGTGAAATCAAATTAACCACCTACTTAATCGAATTCTTAATAATTTCATCTGAATACTTATCAACATCTAACTGCATACCACTATCATGCATAACATGTTGAGCCGGATAATTTCTATCTTTCAGGCCATTTTCGAACGCCTGAATGTATTCATATCCATCTTTGGATTCAGCATTGGCATAGATATCAGATGACATCTTATCCTTAGAGGGATGCTTAGCAACAGACTTCCACAAATTACCATGTCCAACATAACCAGACTTTGAATGGTATTCACGTTCTTTGATTAGCTTTTGAGCGCCGTCAACCTCGTCGTTAGCAATATTATCAACGGCCTTAGGCACATTAACTTTGAGTCGTGCTTTATCTTGAAGTATCATTTCTGCCAAATCAGCATTGCCAGACTGTTTTAGTGATCTAGCCATATTAGTTAAATAATCACTAAAGTTATCCTTAGCTTGAATCCTGACTACTGGTACGTCTTCATTATCCCAGCTCATGGTTTCACTTCCGTTCCAGCAACATATAATGTCGTTCTGCTCTTATGATGTCTTACTTGTTTGACAATATACTTAGGAGATTGTTTCTTTTCATCATATTCACCATCAAAAGCGACATAATCAGCCGTTTCGGGGCAATTCAGTCTGATTACCCATGACTTATCATATTGCTTACCAATTACGTTAATTTGCTCCTGTGAGCCATTCAATTCTGTAACTCTAGCACCATAAAACTTGGTCGCTACCAATGTCTTTGTGTGATTGAGTACATCATCTTTAGAACTATCAACTTTTCGTATCAAATAAATAATTGGTCTAATCAAAGGTAAATACGCCTCCTCTGTGGTCATTATCAGCAAGGCCATTCTTATATGAATCAAGCAAGCTTTGAATCGGTTCTAGGTCAGTATCACTGAATGTCAAAGACATCCCTTCTTCGCTAACTGACTTAGTTCCCTCATAATTTTCCCTGGTAATTGCATTCTGTGTGACTTTTTGAACAGCAACAGATAGCTTTGAATCCAGATCATCAACACCTAAATATAATTCAATTTCATCTACAGCATTTTCGATATAAATCTTAATGCGAGGAATCCTTGGATCATCTTCTTCTAAATCATTGACTACTTTTATATTTGCCAGTACCGAATCATTAACTGTGGTCTCTTGAGTTTCTTCACTCATAAAATCACCTCATTACTTACCTGATGTAGTACCTGATGTAGTGCCTGATGTAGTACCTGATGTTGATGCTGCTGACTTCTTAGCCTTAGTATTGATATTTGTAACGACATACTTAGGATCAATCTTAAATTTATAAGCAACAGTACCGATATTTCTTGGATCAGTAACAATTTTATAATAAGGAGTTGTAGCAGTTTCCAATTTATTGACAGTTAATCCCACATATGGTTGTGTGACATCATATCCTAAACCATTTGGATGCATTGAAACGATACGACGGTTAATAAGTGCAGATTGACCACCTTTACCAAGTGAGTCACGTGTTACTTCAACTGCGTTTTGACTAGCTGGTGCTGTTGAATATCTCAAAGCTCCATCCATCATTGCGTACATTGTAGTTGTTCCGTCAGCATCTAGTGGAATATCGTCATCTTCAACGATTGGGATTCCATTATAAGTTGTTAATACTGTTGCACCTTGTGAAGGTTGAACATCAGCAATCAAATTTTGTTCACGCATAGCATAAACGGTAGCAGAGTTAACTACTAATCTTGTTAATGATGGAGTAGCAACATCACCCATTCTTGATAATGCAGCTAAATAATTACCCGCTGATAAGTCTTCAACCTTATCAAATCCGAATGACTTAGCTTCTTGCATATCGTCAAGCAAGAACATGTTATTGAGAATTGCTAATAGCAATCGTTCATCTTGACCTTGCCAATAGTTTGAAAATCGTGATGTAATGCGTCCTTGCACTTGAGCGCCTGAAACTTGCTCTGCAAAATCGGTTTGTCCAAACGCCTTAGCTTGATAAAATTTAATAGCGTTATGTTCACCGCTTGTGATTCCTTCAATTGAGATATCATCAGTATCGTTCCAGTCTTGAGGATCTCCACTAAGGTCATTCAATACAGGGATGTTCATTAGTCTTCCGGGATCTTGGAGATGTGCTCCCATAACATCATCAGCAGTTACTGCTCCTGATGTTAAAAGACGATTAGTTTTAGTTGTATCGTTATTGATATATTGTGCCCATAATTCAGGAACAACTAATTGTCCTAAAAATGTAGCGCCAGTAAATTGTGACATTTAAATTTCCTTCTTTCTATTTGTTTAAATAATCTTTCTTAATTAAATCAGGATTTTCCATATAAACCTTTGTAAGTTCTTCAAGGCTCATATCATTCAAATCCTTATCAAGTGTCACTGCCGCATTACCTGTGGCAGTTTGAGGTGTACTCTTACCCTTCAAACGATTCTCAACACTTTCTTGCACAGCATTATCAAATTCAGTTTTGACGCTTTCAAGGTTTTGCTTTGTTTCGTCATCAGTAGAACCAACGAATAATTCAGCAAACGGCAATGGCAACTTCATGCTTTCAGCAATTTTAGTAGCTGAGTTAATTAAATTCCGATGCTGATTCTCAGCTTGTAATTCTTCAAGTTTCTTCTTCAAGTCAGCTGTTTCAGCATCAGCTTTTTCTTTATCGGTCATATTAGCCTCAGCATCGTGTTTAGCAATAGCGCTCTTGATTAAATCAGGAATGCTATTAACTTTGTCTTGGAGTTCTTTAACAATTTGATCAGATTTATCCTTTTCCTTAGCTTTTGCTTGACTAACTAATTGGTTAACCTTTTCTTGCTGCTTATCATCAAAAGATACTTCCTTAGATACTTCCTTAGGCTCGTTGTCGATCGTTTGATTATTTGGTTCTTGATTATTATCTGGGTTCATGAGTTATCCTCCCGTTTTAAGCTCGTCAGCTTTAATTTCCATTTAGAGTCCGTCGACTATATCCGTGGCTCTTTAATGCCTGACGCACGTTTGAAGGCAATAAAAAGGCGACCTCTTTAAAGTCGTCTATAAATTATTTAATTCATCGGTTACATCATGATTAGAAGTATCCCAATCATCGTCATCATTCACCTCAATTACTGTACATTGGCAATTAGGGTGCATCAATGGAAAATTCACTCCTTCTTCAGCATCATCAACATCAAATATTTGCCCATCTAGTGCATCACAGTCAGCACACGTCGTTGGTGATTCGAGTGAGATATATTTATACTTCTTAACGTTTCTTGAATGTAATTCTTGCAATCTAGTTCTATTCATTGCTTGAGCGGTAGCCGTTCGAATCATGCCAGCAGCACGTCCCATTTGCCCATTCGTTGCTTTGCTTCCACCAGTCAATATATCAGAGACATCCTTGGTCCAATTTAATGAATCTTTAGGACTTTTAGCAGCCTTTTCAGCCACTTCACGAACTTTTCTCAACGTCTGCATAGTTTGCTTATTTATTGAAGAAAACATATCAGAATCAACATGACTGTCTAACACAGCATTTTGCGTAGATTTATAAATAATTGCATCCACGTTCTTACTTTGCTCAGCAATATGCTGATTATCATTAATAACGTTTTTAGCCTGTGTATAAGTTGGCGCATAAACAACGTTAGGAATATTTTCCGTTGCGACACCTAAATGAATCTTTTGTGCCATTGCCAGTCTAACAATATCTTGAGTAACCTTAGCCATCAGCATATCGCCATTGGTATCTAAATTATTGTTATTGAAAGCCATCTTAATTAAATTCTGATCATCAGGACTGGCATTATAGAATGTGTCTTTCAGATTATTAAGGAAGTCAGCAATTTCACCAGGATTAGCTTTAGCGGTCCATGACTTATTAGCTCCCATAAACGCATCAACATCACTGATAACTTTCGATTGAGTATCACGGTACATTGATTCGATTTCTTTAACTCTAATATCTTGTTTGCCGTAAATCTTTTGAGCAATACTAATCGCTTGGCTTTTCGTCAATTTCATCGTTGTCTACCTCGTCGGGATTAGAATCGTCGGTATTATCACCATTATCATCTTGAGATTCATCAGGCTTTCTAGTAAATACATTGTTAAATGGATTATTTTTCTTTATTTTCTCATTTTGCTCGTCAATTCGTTGTTGTTCGGCATCATTGCTTACGCCAGTGACGGGTTCGATTTGCTCACGGATAGTCTGATCCGATATTTTACCAGTGTTAACTAGAGCCGTAACAGTCTGCATAATATCGGCATCATTCTTAGGCATATTAGGCGTATATATAGGATTGATATTTTCAACCATATCAGCATTCTGGATACTTCCTAATGCTTGCCAATAATTTCCAAGCAATCGTAAGCGTCTCATTAGTCCACGTGTATAAAGTGATTCCTGATTAGCTCGTTCTTGATCATTTCCCCATAATTTATAAGACATAGCAACGCCCGACGCATTAGATGCAAAATTAGCATCGCTTGTGTCAGGCGTATTTGTGTCCTTGTGGATTTCCATATTAAGAGCATCAATATAGAGTTTCCAACCGTCTGTGTTCAATTCTTTGGTTAGATATGATGCAGTTGGCTGGATGACTTGACCAGAATCATTGACGCCGTTCTTAACCAATGCTGGTTTCAACCAAATTTTACTTTGACGAGTATTGACTTCAGGCGTATTTCTATAAATGATATTGCCGTCTTTATCTGTCAATGGTTGCCCATCAGCACCAACCCATGGAGTTTTAGGAACATCAATATCACCTGTGATCATCAACATAGCATTGCTGAAATCTTCTTGTGAATTGGCCATTTCGGATTTGCTTTTATCAATTGAATCAATGGTATCGAGCTTATATTCCCAGTCACCCATGCGCTCATCATTGTTGATATATTCGGTCAATGGGACTGAGCCGAAATTGTGTTCTTGATTATCGGATAACGTTAATTGGCCATCAAAGCTTGACGTTGGCTTATAAATGAAAATATTTGTATCCGTATAAATAACTGTGTACCAATAATCTTGTTCATTGAAATTGACGTTGTAATAATAAACACCAAATAAAGAATGTTGTTCCATTGATGAATCATAGACGACAAAAGCATTAACAGGGTCTACAGGACGTAATGAGACATCATTGGTATTCTCACGAACATACATCAATTCGTAAGCACGTCCCATGATAGACAGGTTCTTGCCCATTATTTTTTCGTGATACGACTCATCATTTTTAGAATTGAATTTATTAATTAGATCATTGAGTGTATCTTCATCGGTTTCAGATGTTTCAAGATCATCGTTATATTGAAACTTAATAGGATTACCAAAACGATAACCAGTTTTAATTGATGTAATAAAGTGAGCAAATCCACTAGCAATACGATTATCTGCACGGCTTTCGGGCTTCTCACTGTTCCAATAATGAATGTCATTATCACCAATGTAATAACGGTAGAGTGTTAACAAGCGTGGTACTTGTAACGATTGATGATTCTCAATAAACTTTGTTGCCATTTCACCTAACTTAACAGGGTCGTCCTTGATAACGTTAAACAACTCTGCTGGCATTTTATATTGCTTGTTTGAATCAAGTGAGAAACGTCTCCCACTGAGCATATGAACTGTTCTTTGATTCGGATAAGGCAAACTTGAATAGTAAGCTATCGGATTATCTTCAATTGCCATTAGATCACTCTCCTTTCATTTAAAATCCCAAGCTATTAAGATAATTTGCTTGTTCGTTGATACTTGGGCTAGTAGGTATATTTTTAATACGTTCATACGTGGCAATCGCATAACGAATCGTATCCATCACATCATCGTTAACTTTTAAAGGTTCTCCAGTCTTGTCATCCCAAACATATTGGTATATTTCCTCAAGAAACCAATGATACTTATCAGATGTCTGACTGATTCCTGTATTATCAATAGCATTTTTGACAACAAAAAAGGCGTTAGTCTTCATAGCCTTAGCCACGCACTCAACGCCTGTTAAACGGTTTTTGTAAGCATTAATACATTTGATACCACATTGATTAAAATGCGCCACATGCTCTGGTCTAGCCGAATCGGCATAGAATGGGACATGTTTGCCATATCGTTTCTGGATGTCCTTAGCTACATCAGTCCAGTAATCAATCTCTTTAAATTGCGCTGTGTGTTCTTCAAGAATGAAATATCTATCCTTATCATCAACACCAGCTACCACAATACATCCCTTGTGTTCATATCCCCAATCGACCCCGCATATTATAGTTAGATTGTCTGGAATTTGTGAGCGTGGAATAATCATAGTCTTTTGGTCAAAATCTTGATAAACAATGCCTTCAGCAGCCGCCCATTCACCTTCAATAGCACGATCGTAAAACATGCCAGCTGGTTCAGTTTCTTTAAGATTTTGAACGTAAGTCTTGGATAGAAATGTGTTGTCGTCAATCCTAAAATGATTGCTACGGATAGCCTTACTATGATTAGGATTATCAATATACTTTTTCTTCAAATAGTGCGTTGGTATATCAGGGTTAGTATCGCAGACAACACGAGCGCCATCAGGAGAACAACGCTTTCTAATTTCATCAAATACTTCTTCATTAGCAAGTGAAGCTTCATTGATATAAGCACCGTAAGCGGTCATACCACGAATAGCACCTAAACCAGCGATTGAACCAGTAAAAGCCTGTACGATCTTAACCGCTGGCAATCCTGGAAACATTATTTCAAACGAATTATGCTTATCAAAATGAAAACTTAAGCCGAATGTATTCTCAATTTCATTCAATACATTATTTTGAATAGTCTTAGATGAAACACCAGCCAAAATATATTGCGGGTGCAACACGCCTTGACCTTGAGCAACCTCTGCTGCATGTCTAACATCTAGTAAGAATACGAAATTGTCAACGAACGTCTTACCGGCACGAACAGCTCCATAATTAATCATTAGATTCCACGTTGGATCATTAACCACCTGATCAAGCACTTCTAATTGTTTGGGGGCAAAAAGTTTATTTAGTTGTGTCATCTTTTTGAACCTCCGTTTCAATCTTATCAAGTAAACCACCGATAGCCTTCATTTGAGAATCATCGTTCTTAACCATATCTTTAGCCTTAACTTCAGCAATTTTAGCTTCAGCATTAATTTTACGCAATTGTACTTTTAACATCGTATCATCGTTTGGATGACGTTTAAGAATTTCCTTTATTGCTGAAATTCTAGTTTTTAAATCAGGTGGAACATCTACCGTATCAGCACCATATTGAGTGCCTATTACCTTAGTTTCAGTCACTTCTCCTCTAGCAATACTAGACAATAATTGAACTGCTTCAGTAACGCCCATAATCTTATCTGAAGCAATCTGTTTCATACGCTCTTCAATATACTTTTTAACGTTAGCATTTGTTAGCAATCTGCTTGCGTTAGCTCTAATCACTGCAGCACTTTTAGCCTTGTAACCCGCTTCACGATAAGCTTCCGAAGCATTACCATTTTTGATGTAATTATCTGCAAACTCTTGCTGATTTTTAGTTAGCTTTTTCATTACATGGCACCTACCTCCTTCTAAAATTATTTATTTAATTTCTAACTGTTTTTGGTCTGTTAAGGTACTTCTTTTTTTGCTTCTTTTCATCTCTAGCAATGTCGCCAATTATCTTGGCTTCCGTTGGTGTCATGTAACCGTATGATGTGCGCATCATCTTAGCCATCATTAACTACTTCCCAATCGTTGCTAAATAGTTCAATATTCGTTTCTTTCCAAGGGACACGGCCAAATCTTGATTCAACGTATAAATACGGTGCTGTCATTTTACTGTGCTCATCCGGATACTGAGCCTTAATAGATACATCCTTATTCCATTGTGGTAATCGCATTGCCTTGCCATGTTTAACTTCTTCGAATGCTTTACTAAATGTCATATTCTTTTCCTCCAAAATAAAAAGACCAGTCCTTAGACTGATCTCCTTTTATATAGTCAGGCATGGAATCGAACCATGCACCACTGACTATCAGTATATGAATTAGTGTCGCTACCGTATTCATATACTTGTTGTTATTTACAAAAAGGAAAAACGAAGCTTTCCTTTATATTTTATGACCGTTTTCCGCCGGCCAATGTGGATAGTAGGAATCGAACCTACAAGTTAACTACGCCAGTATCCACGTAATGACCAGCTTTATCATCACTGATCAAAATTGAATTGCCGTTCTCATAAGCAATTCGCGTTGTTCGCTACCTTTTAAAGGATTTTCTTTTTTAATTGAGAAATAACAATACTGTGTTGTAACAAATATTGGAGGATTCATCTCCTTTATTTGAATTTTCACTTGAAAAAGGTATTTCTCCTTTTTCTGATTTTGGTACGATACCAATATACGTCACCAGTCATACGGAATTCATACGCAATCTATGCGATTTGATTCGCGATATTAACGCTAGTTGAACGCTATTTGACCTTTTTTGAAACTATCTGGATAAATATGTAAGTCTTCGAACTCTTGGAATGCGTCCGCAAAATACAATAAAGCTTTCTTCTTCAGATCATTAAGCTTCGTAGTTGAGCAACCAATGCCATCGCACAATGTGTAATTATCCTGATGGTTAATAAACCCATTTTTAATGATGATTTTGTATTCCCTTGGGAAGTTGCTGATCAACCTCATCGTTAATGCAACGTATTCCTTAGCACTAATCTTGCCGACAATCTTATCTTCTTGGCTATTTCTTACACTCGTTCCACCTCCCATACTGTCAAAACTTGGGGATTGAATATAATTCAAATTAATATGAGACTGTGCCACCAAACGTGGAAAGTCATGTTCAAAATAATATCTAACGTTTTCGATTGTTTCTTCCTCATTGATTTCTGGTAGTAGTCCCATCCTGATCAATCCCCTTTTGTGATATAATTGGAATTGATTGAAATATCACACGTAGTCTTGCAAACTTTGGTCGGTGGCAAGGCTATTTTTTTGTCCTTATTTTCCTGTTAACTCGCCTAAAGTAATTGCACTTACTGCAATTAGAAAACTAACATTAGCTATTAGCCCCCAGTCAATTTCCTTGTTTTGCTGGATCTCTTTACTCAAAAGATCATTTTTACGTTCCAAATTATTACATCTTCTTTGGAGTCCCTCTAAAGAAGATGTTACTTTCGAAGCAAATTCATTGATTTCCATTCTTTTCTTCCACCTCACAATGTAAGATCATTCCTGCACAATCTTGAATGGATATTGATCTACCATCTTCAAATGTAATATCGTACTCCATTGTGTAAGTCTCCATGTCGGATAATGATATTGTCTTTATTGATTTAACTTTTCCATAAGACGGATCAATAAAATCATTGCTTTGAATATTGTACAAAGGCTTTTGTCCTATAAAATAGGCTCGATAACGATATGGATTTTCTATCTCTATTCCTACTAATTTCATTTTTCCACCTCGTAAACTGGGATTGCAAATGGTACAAATCTTTCATCTATATTTTTAATTTCCTGCATCGTGAATTTAGTCTTGTAATCTTTATCAGAATCATCAACGTTATGTAGGAAATACTCACGGAAAGACGGTTGATAATTTAGATAACCTTTGTCGTTATTAATTAATTGCACATAATATAATTGTGTTAAAATCTTAACCCCTCCTGACATGCATATTCCTCCTGCAATTCAAATCTTGCCATAGATCATCTTCATGCTGTAATCGGCTATCATGTCCAATATTCCAACGATTTAACTCGTTAATATAGAACAGCGCCTTATTCATGGCCTTTGCAATTTCGACCAGCGTATAGCCTTTTTTACGCATTTGATAAACCGCTAAATTATCATCATTCATGGTTGAACCTCCTTAGAACGGCGTGATTATTTTCCAAATGATGTCATTCTTTTCACCAGAAGTTAGATGTCGTTTTGCTTCTTTAAATTCAGGTTTCCACTCATATATTTTGGCTTGGTTGGTATTGATATATGAAATAGTTGCTTCGATATCCTTGTTGTGTTCTTCAAAAATTGATTCAATGAAATTTGAATATATTTTTTTATAATTCATATTAGCCTCCTAAATCCGAATAATTATCTCTGCTGGTAGCATATATTTCAGCCATTTTCTTAACATTAAAAGTTTGGCCATTATTGATTTAAAGCTATTCCCGAACTATATTGGTATTAATGATAGTTATGTCTTCCGGATAAACTTTTCTAATGCAATGGTTATTAATTGCAACTAAATACACCGCTTTATATTCATCGTATGTTTGAACAATATCATCTGGGTGAAAATCATCTGCACCAAGTTCAAGTGTCATAAATATTTTTAGTTTTCGTACGCCTATTAGAATTCCTGTTTCGATTGCTTCCACTCTTTTATATTTTTCGATTTCGAGATAATCACCGGGTTCAAGGGTTTTAATATATTCATCTAACGATTGAAAATTACTATTTGGCCATTCGACTGTTTTTTTATTTAAGTGGGCTTTAATCTTTACCCTTGTACCAAAATCAAGTTTATTTTTCATTGCTTTGCCCCCTATCTATTTGGACGATTGCTTGAAATATAGGTAAGACTTGTTGTGGTACAACTGCATTACCTAACGCTTTAAGTCTGTCCACCCCTTCGGAAAGCCCATCATCATTTCGTTGAATTTGGCGGCTTGAATTGGCGATTGCTCGAGCGCCTGCAGATAGTACGTCATACGGATTGTTCCCGCCTTCCTTCCAGGCTTTATCCTTAATGCTCTGCGTAAACTTCCCAATACATCGTTCTTCGCTACTTTGATCCAAGCCGATCCATCGCTTGCTGTTGGAGTGGGCCACAATGAACGTTCTTTGTCTTTGGTGTGGCGTCCCGACGGCCAAAGCTGGAAGTATAAATGTCCTTGCTTCGTAGCCAACGCTTTCCAAGTTAGATAGCGTTCTGTCGAGCTCCATATTGGCGAAGTTAGCAACATTTTCTCCAACAACCCAATCTGGCTTGATTTCTTTGATAATTCTAAACATTTCCGGCCAGAGATCTCTGTCATCTTCCGTGCCTTTTCGCTTCCCGGCAATACTGAAAGGTTGGCAAGGGAATCCTCCGGAAATAACGTCAATTGCTCCAGGATCAACACCCACTTTTCTAAGTGATTCTTTATTTATTTTCTTAACATCGGGTAGAATCGGGATACCTTTAAAATTTTTCTTCAAAACTTTAACCGGAAAATCTGCCATTTCAGAAAGGGCAACCACATTAATACCAGCTGTTTGTTCAGCTAGAGCTACCCCCCCGATTCCTGCGAATAATTCAATTGCATTCATTTTTAACTCCTCAAAATGGTAAATCTGAATCTGAAATGTCGATTGGCTTACTGTTATCAGCAAAAGGATCACTGTTATTTTTCTGTGAGTTATCTGTAGGCTTATTAGCAGTATCTGCTGGCTTACTGCTAGTTTTGCCCTTTGATTCAAGCAGTGAGAAATTCTCAACAATAACGTCTGTCCGATATACTCGTTGGCCCTGCTTGTTATCGTATGAACTAGTTTGAATACGTCCATCTAGTCCAACCAGTGATCCTTTATGAGTTAAATTAGTAAAGTTTTCCGCAGCCTTTCTCCAAATAACACAATTAATAAAGTCGGCTTCACGTTCACCTTGAGAATTAGTAAATTGTCTGTTTACAGCCAATGTGAAGCTTACAACAGCCACATCATTAGCTGTACGTTTCAATTCTGGATCACGCGTTAAGCGTCCTACTAAAACAGTTCTATTGATCATTTATACTTCCACCTTTTCGTTAGCTTTCAAAAACTTATTAATAAAGTATTTTTGTCCCTTAGTCGTAACAAGCGTTGTAAAACTAACTGTTGGGTTTGTGTATCGATGGATCACTGGCGTTTCTCTAACCTCGAATACTCCTAAATTAACGGCTTTTTGAGTTGGCGTATAACCGTTGTGCTGCTTAATCAAATAACCTTTTTCAACTAGCCATCTAAACAGTTCTTTTTGACCAATAGCGATACCATTCTTGAAAAGTAATTTTGCTAAATCCCTAATCAGAATGGTGTCATCACTTTTTGAAATCTGATCAGCAAATTGTGCTTTTGGGGTCAATTCTGAAATTCGAATATCTTTCTGCTTGAGCTGTTCGCCTGCTTGCATTAATAGATCAGCAAGTGAATCAGGATTATGAGTTATGTCATAGGCTTTCTGATCAGTCATGTAATTGCCATGCTTACGAATCGAAGGAAGTACCTCGTCAGCTACCCAATCCGTGAATTCCTCAGCTTGTGGCATTTTAGAATTGAATACCAATTTATAAAGTCCAGCCTCACTAATAATCACAAATGATTGCTTGCCTCCGGGGGTCATCAAATCAGTGACCCCTTTATACTTATCCGGAACATGAGCATTAACAGCATTTGCTGTATTTGAATACTGCAGTGTTTTGGCAACGTCTTTAGCAATAAAATACGGTTCGCCGTTAATCTCAACAGCTCGAATGTCGTAACCTTTAAAATTGAATAATTGTAAGTTATTCATAAGCCTTCCCCTCCGTTATTTTCTTTTCTGAATTAAATTATTCCTACGTGAAATCCTTGTACCAGTTGCATCCTGCTTTTTCTCAATTAAACTTTTGCCATTTTGCTTGTTTTGACGAAATAGATCGAACCTTGAAATTATCAAAATTAGCAAAACGATTAAAATGGCCTTTTGTATCATTTGCCTATCTCTATTTTTTTAAAAAAGTAGCTGGGATCAGCATTGAAGTAGTTGCATAGTTTCTCTAACACGTCCATACGAATAGTCTTATCTGGAAAACGTCTCAACTGACTGATTGTGTCCTTATGAATACCGCTACCTTTAGCGACTCCAATGTTAGTTAGATCATTGTTACTCATGATTTCCTGCATTCTGTTTTCTAACCTAATCTGTTTCAAACGTATGCATCTCCTGCAATTTCAATTTGTAAAAATGCTGTTCTAATTGTGATGAAATATATTTGGCACCGTCATAAGCATTAAGCTCATTTGGAAAAGCATATTGGTTATCAAATCCAATCACTCGTATACAATGCGACTTGATTTTCTCGATGCTCTCCAGATCTTCATCATCAAGCTCTGGTTGTAAGAATCCTAAGTTCTTTGAGTCTAAATAACTTACTTTAAGATCTCCATCATCAATCATTAAATAACCACCAAACGTTATCCCCCCTACTGGAGAATCGTCTAAAAACTCATAGTAATCATTGTAATAATCGAGTGGCATCGATTTAGGAATGACCACATAACCATTTTTCCCATAACTAACTGGATTTGGAGAATCAACGGTAGCTATATCAAATTCTTTTAAATCTGGTTTTTCTAATTTGTGTCCTTCTAAAAACTCTTTATATGTCATTATTTTTCTAGCTCCCTTATGTCTATTTCAACCCGTGGTTGCTCGTCATAATCTTTTTCAATATCAAATTTAGTAATCTGACCATCGTCGAACCATGCATGTTTTAAGCCGTCAAAAATGGATTTAGTGTAATTATCTAGATCAGGCTTAACACTTGGTTTAACCTCATGATTTGCACGTCTGGCATACTCTTTCTTCGATAATCCTTTTTGAATTGGTCGGTAAAAATGAAGTTTGGCCACCAGCGGAACACCACGCTCAAATAACTGCTTATTGTGATACTTATTCCAATATTCAACTGCCACATATTTCTTGTAACTGTCGTACTTTGGCTCGTTATGTGTTCCCCACTTAGTGACTCTTGGACGTGCTGCAGGAACGGGATCACCCATGATTGTTAGTATTAATTCCATTTAGTCCCTCGCCTTTAACCAATTTAAAAAATCCTGTGCAAGTTCTATCGATGAATCTTTGTTTGAATAACCAAATAAATCATTTGGAGTTATATATAGCTGATCACAAATCTTTTTGATTACAACAAAGCGAATCATGGAATTATTCCCATTAGCTAAACTGGTTATTGTATTTCTTGAAATACCTGTACGCTTATGAAGCTCGGTATAGCTTATATTTTTATTTGCTAGAATCTCTTTTAACTTTAGTTGCATGTCAATTCCTCACTTTTATGCTCATAACGGATCTTCTGAAACGCTTATTTCTTTCGCCATCAAATATCCATCTCCACTCGACATCGTTACGATTCAAATATGCTGTTTCGATCCAATTAAAATTAGCTTCCAAGAATTTGAGATGTTGCTCAATATCGTTCAAATTATCATCTACAATTGATGATTGTGTTTTATGGTTTTCCCAATCTAGCTTGTTCCAATCCTTTGCAAGTGACCTAACCATGGATGGCAGGAATATTGCTATTACATCGTATGCACCCATCATGCTGACACCTCACTATTTGAGTTATGAAGCCTGTTAATATCGAATGTTATTAGATCATCTAATTCGTCCATAAGACTGTTAACAGCATCTACACGTTCTGTTATATCGGCTGATGGATAATAAATATCATTTTCTCTTTGCAAGTGCTCAAGTCTATTTCTCATCAAACTAAACTTATATTTAGTATCCTCAACTGCATCTAGATCAACGACTAAGTTTTGCTTAGCCATTTCAACCCCGTATGGTTCAATATCATTTTTATATAAAATTTCATCTCTTATTTTTTTAGAAATCATAATTTAACTTCTCCTTTTGTCTTTACCAACGAACTGAATAAAATGTGTCGGGTCTCTCGTTAACAAGCGGCTTACAATCTTGGGGTGATACATCGATTGCAATTCGTTCGTTGTGTTATTTGTTGTAATAATATTTGCCTTACTCTTGCGGTAATCAGCTATACGAAATAAGACTTCTTGCTTGTGTTTAGTTGATTGATCAACTGCAGAACCAGTTTTAAATGTGGTCTCACTGCCTAGATCATCTAAAACAAGAACATCACACTTTCTGATGCACTGTTCTGCCTTGTATAACTCATCTTTATCCCAAGAATTGTTATTCTTATATACGGTCCATTCCAAATTCATGAACATTTCTACGCTGACGAATAAACAACTCAACTCACAACTTTGTATTGAGTTCAAAGCGTTCAGGATACTAACAGCGAGCATTGTCTTTCCACGGCCGGGATCACCACTAAATAAATAATTCTCTTTGGATCCTAAGTAGATGTCTTTGCCTATTTTCTTAGCCTGTAGCAACTCTCGCTGTAGTTCAGGTGTATCAGTATCAAAGTCATCAAACACCGTTTTTAGGTCGTCAGGGTCACTGACAAGTGAGCTCTTAAAAATTCGCTTACGTTCGCTTTGATGTAGCTGTTTAGTGAACCTAATAGACTCCTGCTCCTGTAGCTTCTCTCGATCATCATCAATATTGGAAGGATCAATATTGATGCCTTTCTTTGCTAATTGCTTAACCATTTGATCAATAGCAAATCCCATTGATTCCACGTACTACACCTCCCAACTTTTTAGAATGGTAATTCATCGAATTCATATCCTTGTGGTTGATTATTCCAGTTACTTGATTGATTAGGTTCAGGATCAGAATTGAGATAACCCTCAAACTTAGTCCCAAACAGCGTTTCTGGTCTTAGATACTTATTCATGCTGGTATCCTTGAGCCACTCTGTACACTTGTTGTCGATAACCTTTTTAAAGTCATCAAGTCTGTAACCGTCATTCCACCTAGCACGGATATATTTATTATTAGTTTCAGCAGATCTAAAATGTTTACCAGTCTTTGAATTTAAATAATCAATTATTGATTTGAAAGGTATGTCATGTTGAGCTTGCTCGACATTATCTTTACTATTTTCTTTACTTTCCTTTTCTTTACTTCTCTTGCCATCGTTTTTAGGTGGGGTGGCTATAGGGTGGCTATTACCACCCTTGCTATTTTCTTTAACTTTGCTATTTCCCCATCGCTTATTGGCTCCACGTTTACCTGCATCGGATAGTTTTTTAGATTTAGAATCTTTGAGAGCCATACGTTTTTTGAAACCTTCGGAGTAAAAATACTTACCGTCATCGGTAAAGACAAATAACCCAAAGTCCTCAACAATAGCTTTGATAATCGAAGTGTCTACACGAAGGTCATAGGCTAATGTGTTATAGTCTCTAATACTCGTATAGTCATCTTCGTCTCGCAATCGTTCTAAGATCATAAAATAAGTTCCATATCCTTCAGCACCATACTTCATTCGAACTCGTGATAGCTTAGTGGAGTTTCTGGCATTAGAATCATGAGAAAAATAGTTGTTCAACATAGTCCCTCCATTTCTATCATCAAATATTAAGCGGTTTGTTTCTTATTCTCTTTTTCTTGCTTACTTAGTTGTGCTTGTTTTCCTTGCTCGATTCCCTTGCTTAGATAAGTAATCATTTGATCGCCAACAGCATTTGAGATGTCTTTAACAGTGGATACCCCATACTTATTAAATAGACTTGATTCAAATTCTTTTCTATCCATTTCAAATAATTCTGATGCTTGAGTGATCATGTCAATGATCTGATTTTCCTTAGCCTTATTAATCTTTTTATCAGCAAAGTTAGTTGTAGGCTTCTTAGTTTGATACTGGTTACTATTAGATCTATTTGAGTAGCTATTATTTGATTGATTTGACTTGTTCATAGAAGCACCATTACCGTCGTCATCAATGTCGCTTGTGATGCCTAGTGCAGCACTTAACGCATATCTCTTTGCATAAGTACCAGCAGAACCAGCTGCTTGAGCGTCATGCTTACCGGTTATAACTACTTGAAGTGGTCCAAACATGACATACTGACCACTTTCATGAGATACCAGTGTAGTAACAGATACGACACCAGCATTAACATCACTAGATAATTCCTGTGAATACACGATTCCACACGATTCTCCTAACGCCTTAATAGCATCATCGGCAGATTTAACAATGCCGTCTAATGTCACGTAATTACTTTTGAAGAATGGGTTCTCGGCAGTCTTAGAAGGCTGTGTTAATTTCTGACGGAATGCAATCATTCCCTTTGTCCACTTATCAATATTTTCTGACATTTGCATAATTAATCCTCCTTGATACTTACTGTCACGGATCTACCTTGTGGCTCTACTTCAATACCATCAACAGGAACACCATTTTCTGTTACGACTCTTCCATCTACTACGGTTGATGATTGTTTCAATGACTTCTTATTTAGAATCTTCTTTACGTAGTCATCTTCTCCGCTTTCTTCGAGCGATTTAACTGCGGCGTCCTCATCTTGATAGTTCCATTTCTTCGGTGTCTTTCTATCTGAAATCTTTCCATATGGAGTATTAATTTTAAAACTCTTATCCTGATCTTTCTTGATTCGATAGTATGAAAGAAGTGTGCCTTGAAAACGTTCGATAGTATTGTTATTTGTTTTTTGTTGCATCTCACGCCAAGTATTAATTCGTTCAACCTCCTGATCAGCACTTTCATCAATCGACTTGTTTTCTTCTTTTAAAGCCTTGATTTTACGGAAGTACCAATTAACTTGTTTTGGATCAAGAATCTCATCAGGTAATTGGCTTTCCTCCTTTTGAATACTATTAACTTCGTCTTTAAAAAACGGATTAAGCATAATTAGTTGTCCTCCTAATTTTTTAATTTCTAACTTCTTTTTACTTGCGTGAACTTCAACATATCTCCAAATTCATTAGCTTCTTGTTTGAAACCATTTAATAGGAATTGATGTTTCCCTTGTGGTGTCATCTCGTTAAACAGCTGTGATACACCATAGGTACTACTTTCTAGCAACCAACTTACAAACAGGTCTGTTTCCCCATAATCAAAGTAATGTCCATCAAACTCTAAGACATCACTATATGGGTCAAACGCTTCATGTTTGAAATCTTTAATAATCTCGCCATCGACTGTGAAGTAATTCTTGTTTAAGTTTTTAGTGGTTCCGTACGAATTAATAGATCTATAACGTTCCTCGTCATATAAACAGGAATTGTCTAAATCAATTGATTTAATCATTTGAATTCCTCCGTGTGCTATAATTTAAGTATTAAAAATATTTCTTATTTCTGGACTTGCTATTTTACGGATAGCAGGTCTTTTTTTATGACATCAGGTGTTCGATCAGTATACGTATCAGTAACGTAATTCTTAGTTGAAAAATGAGCTGATAACATTCTTAACAATCTCATGTTGTTTCCTCACCCACCTTTCATCGACATCGAATAATTCAAGTACACCACCATATAACGTGATGGCATAACCTACTATGAGTGCAATTCCAATTACGATTAGGTAACTCATGACTAATCCCATTCTTTCGAGAATAGATATTCAACATTATCTGATTTGTCTGATGATAACTTAATAACTGCAATTCCTGATTCTTCTAAGAAATTGATACATTCCTCGGAAATCTCATGATCAAAACTCTTACGGAACTTGTAAATCTTTTGCATTAACATTTGACACATTTGACTGATAATAGGATCAACAATATGTTCGAAGTCCTCCATATCATTTCCAAGCTGTTCAGCGTTGTTTAAAGCTCTTTTTGCGTAATCTGTTGTGTTATAAATCATTTTTAAAATCTCCCTTTGACAAAATATTGTGGATGTTCTTCAACGAACTTTTTAAATCTAATTGATTGGAATTTCCAAGGACTACCAGAACCAGTAGAATATCTAACACACCCACCCTTATCCATATCTAGGACGTCACGGTATCTGTCTAGTTTCTTTACTAAAGTTGGGGCTGAACAACCAGCAATTTTACATGCCCAAGGAAGCAATTCGATACCCTCGTCAGCAGGCTTGCTGATCAAATCCTTCAGTTTATCTTTTCGTACCCAAGCCAGTACGTATCCATCTTTTTCCGGAATACCAAATGGTAAAGTCTCTGGTTCTTGCATTTATTTCACCCTCTTTCGCCTAATGCAGCTTGTTTAAGTGATATGTGGTACCTATGTGACATTGCTGTTGCACAAGCACGCATAATTGAACTCGTTCTGAACATTTTGAATATTCCAAATTTGATAATATTTTCATCAGGATTACTCTTGCTAATTTCTTTAAGTGCATTTTCGATTGCACTATCACTATTCAAATCTTCAATCTGCGTACCTATCAGCAATGATGATGTTTCTTGGTTATACTCACTAGAAATATTTAGCAAAACCGGCGGTAGATTGAACAGGTAGCAATTAACAGCCAACGAAAATCTTGTATCATCAATTGCGTTTGATAGATTAACCAAGTATTCATCTTTGATTGGAGTTCCTTTAAACCATTTACCAACAGTTGTTTTTGACGTTCCTGCTATTGCTGCTAAATCGGTATCATTGAAATTTTGACGATCTTGCATATTTAAAACCTCTTGCACGATGTTTATATTGCTCATTCTTATCACCTCCTTGATAACTCCGGCTTACAAAACTGACTTCATTTGTAAATCGACTTTTTTGTACTATTAAGATGTTGATAATAAATATTTACTAATAACGGATTCCGTTAGTTTATCATCAAAAAAAATAGACACATCTACATCTAAAAATTTTGCTATTTTTTCTAGCATGATTGGATCAATTGACTTATTAGTGTTTTCTATCCTGGAATATCTCATTTGACTTATGTTTAAAAACTCAGCAACGGATTTTTGCTTTACTCCTTTTGCTTGTCTTATTTTTTTGACGTTGTTCTGCAAATTCAATTTATCATCTCCTTTAGTTGATAAATACATTATACTAACGTATTCCGTTAATGTAAAGCTTTTTTTCAATTTTTTCGTTAGTTTTATAACTAATTTCGTTACTAATGATATATTAAAGATTATTAGGAGTTGATAGACATGGCTACAATTGGAGAACGAATTAAAGAGTATAGAAAGAAAAAACATCTTACTCAAAAGGAGTTAAGCAATCTTATTCATAAAACTCCACAAGTGATTTCTAATTATGAACGTGGCTATAGCACGCCCGATTCTTTAGTTATGAAAGACATTGCGGCTGCTTTAGATGTCTCGTTGGATGTTTTAAGTGCTAATAAAAACTCACAAGTAAAATCAAAAAAGAAGCACGTGGACCTTGCTGATGATGACATTGTTATGTCATATGAAGGGAAACCAATCCCCCCTGAAGATTTAGAAGTTATGCGTAGATTTCTAAGGGGTGGAAAGAATAATGGACAATGATGTAATTACTTACTTAATGAATATTGCTTTTGATAATAAGATAGTTATTAACTTTTTTGATAATTTAGATCCCAATACACCACCAGGCTCGGATGTGGAGACAAGAAGAATTGCTATGAATTCAAGGTGGCATAATAAATCAGAGATACCTTTTCAATTAGCTCATGAGCTGGGTCATATTCTATCTGACCAACAATCAACTAAAATCCTCTATTTCACTCCATATAAGTATGGCATGGAGTTAGAAGCCAACGAGTATGCTATTGATCTACTTCTTCCTTTATATTTAAACGATAAAGAGAAAGATGATGTTAACAGTCATGGATTTATGAGTTACTTCAATGTTCCCTATCATCTTGAAGACGTGGTCATTAGGGAAATAAAAAAATTACTATAGCCTATTGTACAAAAAGCTTATTTAAAAAATGTCCAAACACTGACGACATTAAAAGCTGAATTTTAGGGGGCTTTATTATGATTATGTGGCTTATTACCATTTTTATGGGTTTTATGGTTTACTACCTGTTTAAAAACAAGAGCAAAGGATGGGGTTATCTTTTTGTATTTTTAACAATTTTTTGTTTAATTATTTCAATTGGAATATCTGCTGATAAAGATGATTCTAATTCAAATAAATCGTCCAAGAATAAAACTGAAAAAGTTGCAACAAAGAAAAAAGAAAAGTCTAAACCTACGGCAAATGCAACTTCTTCAAAACCAAAATCTAAGGATAACGAAGACGCAAAGGTTAAGGCGACTAAAAAAGCGAACGATCAAAAAAACTTTGACGATTATAAAAATGCCCTTACTACTCTTCCTGATCAATCCAATGGTGCTCTGACTAAAGCATATGTAGACAATGATAGTGGAAATACTGTCTTGGTTCTTTCTGACGATGCTTTATCACTTTCAAGTAATGAACTAAAGAGTGTATGTAAAAGTGCATGGGATTTAGGAATTAAGATGTCTAGCAGCTATATGCCCGGAGATAACTCTGTAGGCGATGCAAGTAAATACATAACTATAGAAGATAACACTGGTAATAGGCTTGCTCACACGTCTTTATTTGGTTCTTTTAAATATGACGGTGAATAACTAATAATTAGCCGGAAACGGCTTTTTTTTAATAATAAAAGAAACAAATTTTGGGTATATAAATAGCCATGCCGTGGCATGACTAAATATTGGAGGTACTAACATGGAAAACCCATTTGATAAATTTACAGTATATAAAAGTCCTAGTGTTGTAAAGTTCGATATTAAATTATTAAAAGGAGAACTTTATGATGATTCCGATACTGATTCAAAAATAAAAATCAATTTGAATATCGATACATACATTCCGTATGAGACAGGAATTATTCAATCATTGGATTTCAATTTATATGCTATGAATGACAGATCAGATGTTCCATCAAGTGATGGAATAATTCATATGGAACCCGCTGCAGGCATTAAAGTTAACGTTAATGAATTGATAAAATCGAAAGATCCTAGTTTTGCTTCTCACTATAATATTTTCCAATTAAACCACGATTTTGAATTTGTATCTCCATTTATTGGTACTAATTACAATTTGCTGGGGGTTAACGTTGTTATTAATAGAACTCCAGATATCAACTTTCCAATAGCAAAGGAAAGTATTTATACAACTGTAGTTCCCACGTACTATTTAAGTGAGGAAATCTAATGTCCGGCGGAAAGGTTATACAATTAAAAAATTTTACTTCCATTGCTCCCCAAGACATGGATTCATTCGATAGTGATACAATGAAGAAAAGTGATTCAACTTATCATTCTAATCACAGTGGAGGTGGATCAGATATGGATAAATATGCTACCAAAGAAGAACTAAAGCATACTCAAGAAATCTTATCTGAAAAGATTAATCATAGATCTGATGTAATTGAAGAAAAGATTGCCGGAGTAAAATCACAAATTGAATCTAGCAACAAACTTCTCTATTGGATTTTGGGAATCTTCGGAGCCGTATTCACCGGATTACTTGTTGCACTTCTTACTAAATAAACAAAGCCATTAACAGGCTTTTTTATTTTTAGTATTAAAAGAACATATGTGCCCCTTAAATTGACATTTTCTTCATATTCGTCAATAGAACTATAAAAAATACTCAAAACAAGACAAATCTTATAAAACAAGTTTACGAAAGAAAGGAAATTGTAATTATGGCAACAATTCATAAACGCAATGGAAAATGGGAATATCGTGTTTCCTATAAAGATCCTACTACTGGCAAATATAGAAATAAAACAAAGGGCGGGTTCGTCAGGAAAACAGATTGTGTTGAAGCTGCCCGAATAATCGAAATGGACAAATCAAACAATGTAAACTTATCTAAAAAAGAAGTCCTCTTCTCTGATTACTTTAAAGAATGGGTCAATACATACAAGATTGAAGGACGATCTAAATCTACCGTTAATCGATATTACTTCACACATAAAGTAATTAAAGAGAACTTTCCTGATGAGCGGCTTATTGATGTAACCAAAAAGGAATACCAAACATTCATGAATAAATTCGGAAAGAAAAGAACTTTGGTTACTATGCAGAAGTATCAATCCTTTATACATCAAATGGTTGTTGAAGCAATCGAGGAAGGCATTATCCACAAAGATTTTACTAGGAACGTTGAATTAATTGCAGGACGTGATTCAAAAAAAGAATCTGATAAATTTCTTGAGCCTGATGATTATGTCAATTTGATAAAGATCTCAAAAGCCAAATCTGGATATTCAAACATTTCGGCAACTATGATCTATCTTGCTACCGAAACTGGTATGAGATATGAGGAAATAACTGCCCTAACATGGGACAAGATTAACTTCGATGATTCTACTATTAGAGTTGATAAAGCCTACAGGCGTGATGAAATAGAGCTTCAAAAGACTAAGACACCTTCTAGTGTAAGAACACTCACTATATCCGATGAATGTTTAGATGTACTAAAAAACTACAAACTTGAGCAGCAACTTTATTTCAAATCAATTGGCTACATTGATAAGGGCAACTTTGTATTTAGGACAAAATATAGAACCCTGGTTCAATCTAAAACCGTTAACGATTCCCTTAAAGATTTATTGACTTTGATCGGTGCTAAAAAGATGGTTAGTTTTCATGATATTAGACATACTCACATATCTTATCTAATGGACAGCGGTATGAATCCGAAATTCGTATCGCAACATGCAGGCCACAAGGAGTTAAAAACCACTTTGAAGTATTATACCCATTTATTCAATAAGACCGCTCTTGAGCAAAATAACGAGCTGAAGGATATCTTTGATAACATAACAAAAGAACATTAA